TAAACTCGTTTGTTGAACCAACTACTCTCAAGGAAGGCTTCGTTAGTAATTCCGAAAACCTGGTCTTCGACGGGGATACGGCTACTTTGCGGGATGGATTATTATTCAAAGCGGGATCGGTGACCCTGACTTATGCCACCGGGTCGAGCGGGGATCGAATCTTTGCTTCAACTTCCTACAAAGACCCAAGTACCGGGACCGAGTATCTTGCATTTGCTACAAAATCAAAGCTAATACTTTACAATGAGGCAACGGCAAGCGGAGTGGACATTGATTATCCTGGCGGAGAAGTAGTGGCAGAAGCGGACAACCCATCCCTTCTGCAGTCGTTCACGAAGTTGATTTTGTTTCGCGGTACGGGAAAACAGATACTTGAATGGTCGGGCAATCAATCAGAAGACTTTTTACTGAAAACGGAAACCGCAAGCAATCCATCAGCCGGAACCGCCATGCCGAGGGTTGAGTTTGGACTTAGTTTTCGTAATCGAATAGTCGTACCCTTTCCATCCGACTCGAATTATTCACTTACTTTTTCGGATATTATCGACGACAACCAATTCGCAACCACCAGCACTTTTCGAATTAACAAGGGAAGCGCCGACAAGTTGGTCGGTTTTCACCCCTACTTGGAAAACCAGTTGTTAATATTTATGGAGCGATCCATTCATTTAATCTCAGACGTTGCGAATATCGACAGTTCCTCAGTGTTTGAAATTACACGCGAGTTTGGATGTGTGTCTCGTCGATCAATTGTCAACAGCGGTCCGCAAATATATTTCTTATCCGACCGTGGAATTATGGTTCTTCAACAAGGACTCGACCCGGCAAAAGGTCTTGGTGTGGCAATCTCAAAAGTAAGCGGAGAAGCAAATCCATTAAGTGAATCAATTGACGACCAGTTCAAAAAGGTCAATCTTGCGGCGGCAAGCGGTGCGGTCAGTAAGGTGCATGAAAATAAAGTCTATTTCGCAGTTCCTACCGGATCGTCTACCACAAATAATAAAATTTTCGTATTCAATATTTTAAATAATGCATTCGAAAGCATTTACGATTTTCCAAGCGGATTCCAAATCGACGACATGGTCGAACTTCCATTTGGATCGAACCCGCAGAGGCGCGAACTTTTCTTAGTCGCTCCCACGGGCTGGTATCAATTGACGGGCAGTGGAGCGACCACGGATGACAGCGGTCGATTTGTGGGCAGTAGTTCCGAATCGGGAACGACTGCCATCACGGGCAAGCTCAAGTCCAGGAGTTTCACCCTTGGTGATCGAGGAGTGAAGCATTGGAAGGGTGGCCAGATTGCAATGAGTATGAAGAACAATGATGCGATACAAGTCTCTTTGGAAACCAAAGACCCCGACAATGCATCCACACAAGTTCTTTCCCACACCGCATCTTCCACCGAAGACACATTGTTTCGATTCGGGGGCAGACGGCGTGGATATTCCGCCTCTGTCCAGGTGTCAATCTCAGCGGGTAATCCGACCATTCGTCACCTGCTGATGCAGGGAGCAGTCGGACAACTTGGTGCAAGGAGGAACGTTGCATAATGGCAGTCACTGCAACAGTTACACGTAACATAACGGCGGCAACCGGAGTCGAGTTAAATCCCGCATTTTTAAACACTCTTGGTTTACCGACCGTGGTCGTACCATCCATCTCCGCCACCAGCGTCACACTCGAAAACTTCACCGTTTCGACTCTGCCAACCAATGGTACGACGGGACGAATCGTATTTGTATCCGACGGAGACGGGGGCACTCCATGCTTGGCGGTCGATAACGGCACGAATTGGTTGCGCGTCAATTTGGGAAGTGCAGTCAGTTCAACAGTTGAGGAAAATTATATTTTAGCGGAATGACCATACTCGAACAGACCAAGAAATTATACGACCAAGTTGGGGCGAATATGTTTGCGGATATATCCGCTTACTCCGCACGCGGCTACGTATTCATCACCCCACACTCCCTACTGCTCGGCAAGGCGGTCAGGAGCGACATAGACGTGCATCCCGATGAACAGTGGAACATGCCCAATCCCAATGCTTGGTATGTTTGTGTGGCAGTTGGAGAGAATGCAATATCAGAATTTATTCAACGCATACCATACCCGCTCCCCTACGTCGGATGGATGAGAGAGTTGAAACAAAAGCCAGTTAAATGGTACGAATTTAACAGAATTATCAGGAGAAAATCATTATGAGAGGATCAAGCCCACCACCAGTACAAGCGACTTATTCGGAAGCATTAGCCGATTCCCTGCGCGCACAAGTTGACTTGTTGCGCGGCACGGGCGAATTTGAAGACACGGGCGGACTTGCGGAATTGCTTCGTGACTACGAAGCACCCGTGCGGCAACAAACCGCACAAATCGACACGGATGTGTTAAGGCAGACTTTGCTTGGTAGTGAGCGTAAATTCCAAGTGGAGCAAGACCCCGAAACTGGAAAGTTTGGAATCACGGGTGCGGAAGTGGTTAAGAATGAACAAGGTGAACCGCAAACGGCGGGGGACGGAAGGTATCAAATTGTGCAGATTAAACAGGGCGATTTACCAACTGCAAATGAATTTGGGACAGTTACAGTTAAAAATGCGACAACACCAACATATGGAATAATTGACACTCAAACTGGGGGATTAACTGGGACAGTGGGTGGTGATACTTATAATATGATAGATGATTGGAAAGCGCAGGGCGGCAAAGGTTTAGGGTATTTTCCAGAAACTTATAGAGGCCTATACAGAGACAAAAAGGCAGAGGTGCTTAAACAAGTAACTGAAAAACTCAATACTCTTAGGGGTACAATTGCAGATGCTGGGGGTGATGTGGATGCGGCACAGGAAGAAGTAGCAAAGCAATTTACTTTTGAAAATCCATACACGGGTGAACAATTAGAAGAGGGCGAAACAATTACGATCCGCGAAGGTGACGGCATGGTTGACTTGCTCGGCGACCGTAGAAACGTACAGGAAACCCGTCGATTGTCTCAAATTGAACAGGGTGAGGAATTTGTAAGGCAAAATCCTGAGTTTAAAGCTCTGTACGACCAAGTGCAGACAAGTGGAGACAGTTCAAATCCATTCTTTGGATTAACCGAAGCCGAGGCAGGAAGAAAAGTTCTTGCCGATGCGGGTGGTGATGCCGAAAAAATTAAGGAAACATACGGAATATCGAACTTGTCAATTCCCGAATTTGCGGCGGTGGATACCGGCAGACAAGCGGGATTTGACGAACAGGGAAACTTCCTTGGTTCCGCCGCACTCGCCGAGGATATACAAGCGGGTCAACTCTCACGGCAAAGGGAGCGGGACATTGCCGATGTTGAGCGTTTGAGTGGACGGTTCTCCAATATCATGGACGATTTTAAGCCGGCCACTTCTACCGGAATTGCCGACGCGCAAACATTGTTAAAAGCTCAAGCCACCAATTTAACCGGGGGCGGCAAAGCAGTGACAGTCCCTTCGGGCTCCACCTTCGGTGGTAAGGTGACTCCGGGCACGATGACTGCCGCCACAGTTGCCGACCCGACAAAACTACAGGCAAATACTCAATTCAATCAAGAGCTTGCAAGCGACCCAAATCAAGACACCCTCAGACAAGCCCTGCTTGGGCAAGCCAAGTCGGCATTGGATGACGGTCTGACCGCAAGGGAACAAAGACAAATCGAACAGGCCGCTAGAGCCAGGCAAACCGCAACGGGTAGGATATTCGATCCAAGTTCAACAATACAGGAAGCACAAGCGGTGATCGAAGAAGACCGAAACCGCCAGATGCAGAATCGTGCATTTGCTCAGTCCGTTATGGGACAGGAAGCTGGTCTTCAAACGGGTGACATTGGCAGAGCAATGGGACAGGAAAGTGAACAGGCGGGACTGCAACAACGAGCAGATTTGGCACAGGCGCAAATGGACCAGCAAGCCGCCGCATTTGGAGCAGATGCCGCAACCAGGGCGGCATTTGCGGACCAAGCTCAACAACAACAAGCTTCACAATTCGACATTGGTGCGCAGATGGACGCAGAAAGATTAAACGAGCAACTGCGCCAGCAGGGAGTGCTTGGATACATTGATGCAGTTGCCCGAACCGCACAGTTGGAAGATCAATACACCCTCGATCCATTTCGTGCGATTCTCGGCAGAGGCGGGGGAGGCAGTTTGCAAGCAGGACAGGGGGTACTTGGAAGTGCGAGTTATGGCTTGCAGAGCGGTCCACAATACTTGAATCCCGAGGCTGGTTTAGGGTATCAAAGCAACTTGTATACGAACCAAGCGAATATGTACGGTGCGCAACAGGCGGCAGATGCCACAAGATTCGCAGGAATTATGAGTGGACTTGGTAATCTGGGCGGTGGATTTTTAGCAGGACGATAAATTTAGGAGGATAATAACATGGCAAGAAGACCATTTTTTTCAGGCAATTATCGACTCGGTTCAAACGCAAATGCGGCGAATTTAATCGCGCAAGCGGGAGCCGCGCAGGGCCAGATGTTTCAGAATTTGGGTTCTCAGATTGGAGGGATGATACAGCAGTATGGGTTGAATAAGGAGAAGCGGGAGCGCAATGAAAATACTGCTGTCGGAACTCTATTAGGTATGGCACAAAATGATCAGCCATCTCTCTCTGCATTGATGCAAAATAAAGACTTTGCTAAAGCGGCAGAATCAATTCGCAAAGGTGAAGGCACTTCCAAGCAAGTTGATTTAATTAATTCAAGCACTGCGGCATATCGAACTCAGCAGATGGCAGGAATGCAAAGAGATACTCAAAATTTTAAAAATGCCTTTACTAAATCTCAAACCGAACTTGCAAACTTACAAAGGCAACTTGAAGAAAGGACGATGGGGGACAAAGTGCAACAAGAGCATACAAAGTCCTATT